AACGTACCTGGTAACGAGAACTATAACGCTGATAACGCGACTGACTTCATCATTGCGTCAACTGAGGACCCAACAGAGTAGTAAGAACAAGAGAGCGACATGCCAATGTGTAACCACCTACACAGGCATGTCGCTCCTCTTCATAAAAAAGACGAGTAGACGGGATAACGAGTGTCAAATCTTTGGGTAACAGTAGACGAACTCGACGAGTACGCCGACGATGAATACGCATATGACGCCGTAAAGGTTGCATCCCAACTTCTTTGGTCCATGTCGGGTCGTAAATTTAGCGGAATCACGACTGTAACTGAGCGCTATATCTGCGCATCTCGTGCGTATCGTCTTGGAGCTTCCTCGCGTAACTACACGCCTGAGCTCGTTGGCGGAGACGTATATAACATTCCTTTTGATGAGTTTGATGACTACGCGGAAATTACCACCGATGGTATGTCACCATCTACGCGCCTGCGTCTTCGCGGACGGCCAGTTGTGCGTATTCACTCGGTAAGAGACCGTCAAGGTAGTATCGTTGATCCAGCAAATTACTACCTCGTGGACCACTCTACACTTCAAGCTAAGGCTGGTACCTCGTGGGCACCTTGTAATATTGAGGTTACGTACACATATGGAGCTCCGCCTCCTGCGACAGGCAAGACCGCGGCTCGCGTTCTAGCTAAAGAATTTATTAAGCTTTGGTCCGGTGACGATGACTGTGCACTTCCACAGCGCGTAACATCAGTATCGCGTCAAGGTGTTAACTACACGATCTTAGATAACCAAGACTTCATTGAGGAGATGAGAACTGGTCTATACGTTGTTGACCTTTTTCTCAAGTCGGTAAACCCAGACCGTGCTCGCGCCAAGGCAAGGGTATTTAGCCCAGACGTTCCACGCGCTCGTCGTATGGTGCCAAAGCCATTACCGTTAGGTCAAAGTGTTCTTGACATGTATATCACCGGTAGCGAAGGCGGCGTGTTAGACGTTAACCTTGACTACATCAACGCAAGCTTCCTTGCGAGCGATGATACGTGGGTACCTTTGCTCAAGATTGCAAACTACACAGGAACAAAAAATAAGGAACTTGACTCCGGTGCAGTTCAACTAAACGATCCTATCGTTAATGACGTAACAAAAAACGTCACATTTAAGCAACTTACCGACGGAATCGTCACGATTACCACGTCAACGTCTCACGGATTTGTTGAAGGTGATCTCGTTGTTATAGCGGGAATCAATGCTACATTTAACGGAAGTTACTACATCGTCGATGTTTCTTCCGCGACTACGTTTACGTATGCACGTCAAGGATACGACGACGTTGCCTATGGAGCTGACACAGGAACTGCTACAGTATCTAACGAGTCGCGCGACAGTATTACCTTGACCGTGTCCTATAATGATGCGTATGCCTACGTAGGATTTGTTGATCCCGGAACGTGGGATTTGTATGCATCACGCCCAGATCCTATAGAGGAAGGCGCTATTGAAACAGTTTATATTGCCTCAGGAAACCTTGCGCTTCGCCTCGGCAAGGAAGTAATTCCTACCTATAACATCGGAGAGTAAACGTGGGAAGACTAATTGACGTATCGACAGTAGACTCAAGGGCATTAAGCCTAAAGAATATGCTTGACAAGGTTCTTGAAAAGGTAGTTGAGGTCTACGAGGAGTACAACGTACCTTTGCCAAGCAGACAATTTTGGACCATGGGTGAGCCTGCGATTGACTGCGAGCAACTCGTTGTTTCATTTATTCAGGTATATCTTGGCCGTCCTGGTGATGAGGCAAGTGAGCCTCAACGCTGTCAGATGCCTCGCTCTGCGGTGCTAACAATTTCAATTTCAAGAGAGATTCCAGTTGTTGGGCAAAATGGTCGTCCTCCTACGGGAGACAAGATTCAAGAAGCATCTGAGATTGCAGCCGTTGATGCGTGGATGTTTATGGAACTTATTAACAAGTTAGATCAGTGGAAGGAAGAAGAGGGAGACTTCGGCCTTGGAGTTATTGCCACCGCGGACTCAAGCGGGTTTGACGGCGGTTTTCAAACGACTGCCATGCAACTTACGATAGCGGTTCCATAGTGCCGTTATTTGGTCTTATAAACGACAGTCCAATAATCTACTTTGGACAAAAAATAGCACGACGTAATAGAAGAATGGGACGTATTCGCCAATACAACTCTGTATTTGGAGGACGCGGACGAGGATCTACGCGTATCAGTCTTTCATTTGCAGGAATCGTGTTTCGTCGTCCAGTTTTAGATAAGTTCTTAAATAGCCCAACGGGACCTGTAGGAAGATATCTTTACGGACGAGGTTTACGCGTTCTTATCGCTGCCCGTGCTCAGGTTGGAGTTAAAACAGGTAGGCTGAAGGCATCACTTCACATGGAGCATAGCCGTAAAGGTCCTGGCCAACAGATAAAAATAGGATCACCATTAAACTACGCGCTTATACATCATGAAGGTTCACGCCCCCACATAATTGTCCCAAGACGAGCTGAGACACTACGCTTCTCTGCAAGGGGAAGAATAGTCTATACTCGCATCGTTAGACACCCAGGAAGTAGGCCTAATAAATACCTCACCAACAACCTTTATTTGATAAGATAATAGAGTTAAGACAAACGTCTTAATAAAGACACTAACGCAATACGGAGGAAGAAAGATATGGCAAAGTTCAAGGACTTTGGTTCAGGGACAAACACTGGTGAAAAAGAACCAGTAACGTTTATGATTTATGGAGAGACATTTAACTGTCGTCCAGAATTACAAGGAAAGGTACTTTTAGACCTAGTTGCTCGTTCAAGCGGAGATAATCCAGCAGATGCGGCAAAAACAATCAGCGACTTCTTTAAAAATGTTCTCGTTGATGAAAGCTATTCACGCTTTGACTCTCTCTTAACAGATCCAGACAAGATTGTTTCAGTTGAAACTCTTGGACAAATCAGCTCATGGTTAGTTGAGGTATACACAGCGCGCCCTACCGAGGGGCCAGAAGTCTCCTCCACTGGTGCGTAGATCTCTGGCCCTATGTTAATGGAAAGGCTATCGTGAACGGAATCAGACTCGCAGAAATGGAAGCGCGCGACATGCTTGACGTGCTTCACTATTTCTTTGAGGACGACATGTTCTACTCCTCTGCGGAGCAGGCCGAAGGTCGTGACCGTGCACGTCAACAAATCTACAGTCAGTTTTATGAGTCAGAGTATCCCTACGCAGTTAGCGCAGGAAACTCTATGAACGCATCAGGCGTTACCTCAAGGAACTTTGACGTAGCTGATGAAGAGTTGGTTCCTTTTGATCCACTTCAAAAGACACAGCCGACAAAGCCTTTCATGCCGCCAACACCAGTTAATGCTAAGTCTACTCAGCCGTTTGGCTCTGTGTTAGATGGACCGTTAGGCGACTAGAAATGAAAATTAAAGGAAAGGAGGTGAGTATATGGCAATAGTAGGTGATGCATACGTTGTTGTTCGCGCAATTACCACTGGCTTTGAAGATGAAGTTCGTAACGCAGCTAAGAATATAAACTTAGATCGTGATGGACGACGTATCGGACAGTCATTCTCCGGTGGTTTTGCAGACGGCATGGGTAAAAATTTACTAGCTTCCTTTAGAGGGTTTGAGCAACGAGCCCTAGCAGCAAGACGGCAGTTCCAAAGTTTAATTAGAACTGGTTATACATTAGGACCGATCTTGTCTCAACTTGTGTCAACTGTTGGATCACTTGCTGGTGGATTCTTATCTTTAGTCGCAGCGGTGGGAGCCGTAATACCTTCATTAACTTCTCTTCTTGGCATATTCACCTCCTTAGGCCTTGCTGCACTTGTGACTGCTTCTGCATTTTCAGGTGTAAGTAATGCCATATCTGCAGGACTTAAGAAATCTTCTGCAGGTGCGAAGGAAGACGCGAATGCCAAAATTGCAGCGCTACGTCGTATTGAAGCTGCGCAGGAAAATCTTCAAGACGCAGACGAGAGACTTACCGAGGCACAAAAAGATCTTAATAAAGCGCTTAAAGATGGCCGTGAAGAATTACAACAACTTGGCTTTGATGCAGAGGACGCGGCAATCAACGAGAAGAAAGCAGCACTTGAACTTGAAAGAGCTCGCGAAACTTTAGCTCGTGTTCAAGACCTGCCACCTAACTCGCGCGCTCGCCGTGAGGCACAACTCGCCTTCGCGGAGGCAGAGTTAAACTACAGAAAGTCAAAGGACCGCAATAAGGATCTACAACAGCAGCAGTCTGATCTTGTAGAAAAAAGTAAAGGTGTTAGCAACGAACTTCTTGACGTTGCCAAGGCGGCGTTTCCAGATGTGCAGGACGAAGGTCTTCTTCGTCTTATCTCGGCTACAGACACCGCGCAAGATGCTTTTAAGAATGTAAAAGATGCTGCAAAGGCAAAGGCACGCGCTGAAAGAGACGCGCTGCGCGCTCAGGAGGAGGCTAATAAAGAAGCTGCCGGCGGAGCGGGAGTTGATGCATTTGCTGATGCGCTTAGCGGTCTCTCAAAAGAAGCACAGGACTTTGTAAAGTTTATCGTAAACGAGTTCGTGCCTGCACTAAAGAAATTACGAGATGCAGCTGCCGCGGGTCTTTTCCCTGGCCTTGAGGACGGATTAAGAAGACTTAAAGACGAGCTCTTTCCAGAGCTTGAACCATTGTTCAAAGGTCTTGCCGAGGCAGTTGCAGACGCTTTCAATAGCATTGTTGATTCTTTTGTTGACCTTGAAAATAAACTAGATCTTGCAAAAGTTTTTGATCAGTCAGAATACGTCGTTAGAAAATTTGGAAAGATCTTTGGAAATGTGTATGATATTATTCTTTCACTTCTTGTTGGAGCAGACTCACAAACAAGAAGATTTGTTGATTTCCTAGAAAAGAAGACAGGCGAGTTTGCCAAGTTCTTAGATCTTAAGCAGGCATCAGGTGAGCTTGACGTATTCTTTAAGAAGTACGGAGATATTACTGCTGAGATGGGCGCTGTATTAGGCAACGTAGTAAGCACGATAGTTAACATTATAGGGGCAGCCTTTACGCCAGGAGGCGGAGGCTACCTGATAGTTGACTGGTTAAAAGAGGTAACCCAAGGATGGGAAGACTTCTTTGCGTCGACTGAAGGCACGGTGTGGCTAAGAGAAACAACAAAAAATTCTATAGCAGCTCTCTCGTCTCTGGGTGCGTTTATCAAGGAAATCTTAA